CCCGCAACAGCCTCTCAGCTGTATTTTGCCCGTTCTTTGACCTCATGTCTCGTTGTTTTCAACTTGTCTTCCGTCTCTTTGATCATTCCTGGACCCCGGTAGCTCGTATGCTTACCGGAATGGGGCCGCCAAACCGTCCAGTTGACACTAAAGAATCAAAGCCATTAAGTAAACGCATATCAACAACGTCACACAAAGTTCACCTTCCCTCTCGTTTTATGATTAAGTAGTCACAAACGATTTTGCCTCCTCAAATCGACACTTGCAGTGTAAAGCCAATTGTCCATAGGTAGTAGCTGGTGTAGTAGCCGGAACTCCATACACACAATACACCCACATGCCCTGCATAGACTGATCTACCTGATCCATATCCCCTGGTGACAGAGCCGTATCAACAGTAAATATTCGTCTACGTGGAGCTTGAGTTAAAGGAAAATTAAGTTCTTGCCAAATCGGTCCTGTTCTTGCGTTGTTCAAATCACGAATGAAGTTCAAGTGCGAACCTGGTGTTAACACAGACCAAAATCTGATCTGTTCTGGTGAGTCTAAAAACCCGATAATGATATTACCGGGTGTGTTAAGACCCACAGAAGGTATGAAAGTGAGAGAAGTCCCAGGAAGGAAAATACCTTTCTGGAAATACTGCCCAATTCTTTGCACTGCCGCATTCGATCTTCCTGAGACGTTACCTGGGGCGAGGACGACTGCTCCATATCCATACGATTCCCCAGCGATATTAGCCGCTGCAACGTTGTACTCATTCCCGCATACCATTGAAACATTTTCATTTAACCGGCCTTTTAGCTTTATACGTGGGTTTCGTTTTGAAAGATTTGTCACCGTAGTAACTGCTTGTTTGCTTTGTTTAGACTTTGTCATATCAGAACAATCCTAAATTATTGATAAGTTGGCGCTTATCGCCTCCCCAGACCGACTGTGCAAAATATTCTTCGACTGCGCACTGTTGGTCAGGACTAATGTCTGTTTGTAACCAGAAACTGTACCTTGCTTGCTCTGTTATTGTATGGTCAGTGGTTTTGATGCCACGCGCCATCTTGTTATGCCAGTTGTATTCACAATCAAATTTTGCCCCATCATGTAATTTACCATCAATTCCAAACCTATTAAGCATGTTATAGAATTCTTGCAGTATGGGCACACCTTTGTTCAATACAATACCACAACTGGCTATTTTCTTGAGCCAAACTCGATACAGTTCCGTGTCATGGCCAAGGTTAACACATGTGACATCCTTTGAAAGACAAGTCATAGCGTTACATACCATAATCCACCCATTAAAGGTGAATACTGGCTTTATTTAACAAAACTCAATCTGTTCAAATTCATACACAGGGTTTTCCCTGACCATTTTATACCCGAACGCTCGAAAGTATACCTCTAAATCAGAAAGGTGTTTTAAGTTCTTGCGTTCAAGTAAAAGCAGACAATCGTCACCATTATTAACAAATTCAATTTTAAACGTCTTAGTTTTGATATATGAGTGTGCCATCAAACACATCAGCAACTTATTTCCCATTGAAGTGTTCATGTCA